ATAAATCCAGCAATACTTCCTGCCCAATAAAAAGGAATAAAAATTTCTGGCTTTGGATCTAATACCGTCCAGGTTAAAATAGCTGATCCTATGATCACAAGTATAGTTGAAAGCATCTCATTTATAAATGCAAACGGATCTGTTTTATAACTTGTTATCCAAAATTGTTTTATCTTTTCCATCATAATACAAGTGGGGCGTTCTGTTGCCAGGTGCCCCGGACCCCGTTAGCCTAACGAATTAGGCCGCAAGTGCTAGATTTTCATCTGCATTTAAAGTTTGTCGCGTTAACCGAGCTTCCATCCGGACAACTCCATTGCCCTTTCAATTACTGTCGATCCTAGTTCACCCCCATAAAACTTTTTAACTTAATGGTGGAGGTGGTGGGTACTGCCCCCACGTCCATATAATTTATTACGACAACTTCAACGTTGTAGAGTTATTATACACGAAATTTAAAAAAATACAAGAAAATTTATAAAGAGGTTGTTTTTAGAATGGCAACTGTACCAGCTACTGCCAATCCTGCCGTAATCAAGTATCTCATACAAGGGTCTTTCATTAATGCTTCTAATAATCCAGATAGAGCCGCCTGCTTCATTCTTTCAATAGCTGATCCTAATGTTCTTAAGTCTTCAAGTATCATATTCATTAGCATCTTGACCATTCCAATTATTGCATTAACTAGTCCAAGGATACCTAGTACTTCAAGCACTTTGTTTAATATATCATTCAGTATCGAACCACCTTTCATAATTGCACCCATTATATCTTCAATGAATTTACAAGGACCTGATGAATATCCTTTAGGTACGTTACTCAAGATTTGTCCAATTTCATTTACAGTTCTAGCAACACCGAGATAATTTGTGATCTGTGGAACCACTACACCTGTAGGAAAACTTGGTGTTGTTGGTATACCAACCATAGAGCCAAATTTAGAAGTGTTACCCATAACTGACCACATACTGTTTGGATTAGTATATTCAGTAAGATCCATTCCAGATTGTCTGTTAGTTAAAAATGTAAAGTCTTTTAGAATACCTTCTACAAAACCAATGTCTTTGATTTCTGTGTCAGTTAATTTTCTTGATCCAATACCATCTCCTAACGCACTAGTATCAACGACTGCTCTGTTGGCATAGTTCGAATCATTCCAACCATCAGGCATAACTGACATTCTATCATTCCAACCATTAGCTATTTTTGTCAAAGTATCATTATGAGGATTTTGAAAACCAGGATATGATTTGGTTGTTCTACCCCAAGGATCAGTATAGTCAACTTGATCAAGTAATCCGCTATTAATTAAATTTTTCTGCGTATCACTCATTTGACTTGATGAGGGAATTATATCATTTGGAAAGTTTAATATATCTTTTCCTATACCCCAAATATTTCTTGTTGACATTTTTATCCTCCTGCGTATACGTCTCCAGAACCACCTGCTACTGTACTACCACAAGCGACCGGATCACCAATTCTACCTACCTGTTTGTTATCTGCAAATACTGTTGCCGAACCACTTGCCAATACACTAGTATGACAAATCACACAACAATGACTGCCCCAAGCATCACCTTGTCTATGGACAGCTATTCCATTTGCAAAAACAGTCGGAGAGGCACTTACATTCGGTCTAGACGGAAAGCATCCGTGACCTGTACATACATCTCCTAATCTTGTTACCGCTGGCATAACAGTATTTATATACTGTTTTTATACCCACTTAATTAGTGATTATTTGCGATTTTTCTTGTGGTGTTGGCTTTTTAATTGATGATAAAGTTTGAGTATATTGATCACTAGCAATTGAATTTGCTTTTGTGATTACTATAACTTTTTCTTTATCAATTGATACTGGAACAGTCATATCTTGCATTAATATATACTGACTCATAGCAACGCCTTTTGGTGTATGAATTAGTGTTAATGGTTTGTTGACTGTAAGCATTGTTTCATCGTTTGTAACAACTTTAGCAATAACTTCTTCTCCAGATACAAGCTTCAAAGCTATGATGTCATCTGTTTTTATTGGTTCTTTTAACATTATAATTTAAATCCTTTAAATGTATCTTTGTTTACGTCTTGTTTGACACCACCAATGATATAACTTTCAACTTCAGTTTCTTGTGGTGCAACCTGCAGACCGGCAGACGATAACCAGTGCTGTGTCCAAGGTAATGGATTTTGTGTTACTGGTTGTTCAAAGATTGGCTCCATACCTAATGCTTTTAATCTTTTATTAGCAATGAACTCAACATATTTGAATAATAGTCTATCGTTCAATCCAATAATACTTCCATCTTTGAATAAGTGTTTTGCCCACGCCTTTTCTTCTTCTACGCAGGTTTTATACATTTCGTACACTTGACTATCACATTCCTTGATAATCTTCGTAAAATCTTTATCATCACCTTGTTGCCAATTTTTAATCACGTGTGTTGACAAGTTCAAGTGTGTTGCTTCATCTCTAGCAATTAGACTAATAATTTTTGCTGAACCTTCCATAAGTTTAAGTTCACCAAATGCAAATGTACAAGCAAATGATACATAGAATCTTAAACCTTCCAATAAGTTTACATTATGCATAGCAAGATATAATTTTTTCTTAACATCATATAAGTCACCTTTACCTTTTGCAAAGTAGTTTTCAGCCGCTTCGCTAAATGCATCATAATTTTTTGTAACACTTATAGCTCTTTTTATAATCTCTTTATCATTTAAAATTTTATCAAATACTTCTGATGGATCTGGATATACATTTTTAATGATATGTGTGTAACTTCTTGAGTGTATTGTTTCAAAGAAATCCCAAGTAACAATACAGCCTTCTAGCTCTGGGTTAGAAACGTAAGGTAAAAATGCTAATGATGGTCCTCTACCTTGTACACTATCTAATAGTGTTTGATATTTTAAGTTACTTGTAAAGATGTGTTTCTGTTCTGGTCTGAATGTAGAAAAATCAGCTCTATCTTTTTGCAAACTTACTTCTTCAGGTCTCCAAAAGTAACCCAACATAGTTTGATTTAATTTATCAAACTGTGGATACTTGAACACATCATATCTTTGAACATTCTGATCCTCTCCAAAGAACATTGGCTCTTTAGTGAAGTCGATCTCGTTCCTGTTAAAAATTGTCTTTGCCATCTGAGATATTTACCTATATATTACAAGCATCGCAGTCATCACCTGCTTGTACTTCTAAGTTAGCTTTTTCAAATTCAGTTGCCGCTTGTTGTATTGGTGCTACCTCTACTTCAACAGAAGCATCTGTTTTAAAATCATATGTGTTCTGATAATAACTTGTTTTCCAACCCAATTTATATGTTGTTAATAAATCTTTGAACATAACACTCATTGGTACTTCGTTATTCTCATACTGCGTTGGATTGTAACTCCAGTTACCTGATATTGCTTGATCAAAGAACTTTTGCATTACTGAAACAATATTAATATATCCTTCGTTGCTAGGCATATCCCATAGTAAAGTGTAATAATCTTTTAGTGTTTTATATTGTGGTACTATTTGTTTTAAAGGACCTTTTTTAGATTTTTTAACTGATAAAAATCCACGTGGTGGTTCAATTCCATTTGTTGCATTACTAACAACGGAAGAACTCTCACTAGGCATCTGTGCTGACAATGTTGAATTTCTCATACCAAATTGTTTTACTTGTTTTCTAAGTTTTTCCCAATTTAGTTTTAGTGTTGTACTACAAACTTCATCAAGATCTTCTTTGTAATGATCAATTGGCATCTTACCATCTGCATATTTTGTTCTTTCAAAATATTCACACTTACCTTTTTCTTGTGCAAGATTCATAGATGCTTGAATTAGATAATATTGGAATGCTTCAGTTAGCTCGTGTACAATCTTTAATGCTTTTTTATCACCATATCCAACATAGTGTTTAGCTAGATAGTGTGCAAGTCCAATATAACCTACACCTAAACTTCTTCTAGCCTTAGTTGATATTTCTGCCGCTTTCACTGGATACTTTTGATAATCAATTATTTCATCTAAAGCTCTTACGGCAATATCACATAAAGGTTCTAATTCATCTAAGTCTTTTATCTGACCAACATTAATCGCGGAAAGAATACATAAAGCAATCTCTCCATTACCGTCAATGTGTTCAATTGGCACAGTTGGTAGTGTTATTTCCTGACATAAGTTACTCATATTAACTTTATCTTTGAAACTAGAGTGTGAGTTACAGTGGTCAATATTCATAATATAGATACGCCCTGTCTCTGCTCTTTCTTTTAATAAGTTGTTAAAAAGATCTTGTGCAGGAACTTTTTTCTTTCTGATATTTTTATTTTTTTCATACTTGATATACAAGTCATCAAATTCTGTTGTGCCAAATGCATCATACAAGCCTGGTACATCGTGAGGTGAGAAAAGACTTATATCAGCATTAGACAATAACCTCTCATAAAATAGTTTACTAATTTGTATTGAGTAATCTAATTTACGAACTCTGTTGTCTTCTGTACCTTTGTTGTTTTTTAAAACTAATATGTCTTCAATCTCGGCGTGCCAGATAGGAAAGTGTACTGTCGCACTACCACCACGCACACCATTCTGTGTGCAACATCTCACAGTTGCTTCAAACTTTTTAAGGAAAGGAACAACACCAGTATGTGCTACTTCACCACCTCTAATTTTAGAGTTAATACCTCTGATACGACCTGCATTAATTCCTATGCCGGCTCTTTGTGCAATATATCTTCCAATAGCCATATCGCTCGAAAAGATAGATGACAATGTATCATCAACTTCAACAAGAACACAAGAAGCAAATTGTTTCATAGGTGTTCTTACTCCTGCCATTACTGGCGTAGGTATATTAACTTTAAAAGTAGAAATTGCGTT